AAAGAACAAATTAAAATAGAGAAGTTAAAGAAGCAGTTGATGAATGGACAGAAATGAGTATTACTAAATCTTATTGTCATAGTTATTATTATTTACAAATAGCTAAAAAATTATCTAACTGTAATAATAAAGAATGGGATAAATTATCTAAAGTAGATAGAGATAATTTTGAAAAATTAGCAAGAAGTAAAGAGTATGAATTACTTATCAATATGTAGTGGAATAGAATCTTGTAGTGTAGCTTGGCATCCATTAGGTTGGAAGCCTATTGGTTTTTCTGAGATTGAAGAGTTTCGTTCTGCTGTGTTACAATATCATTATCCAAAGGTAAAAAATTATGGCGACTTCACGAAAATCAAGAAAGAAACAATCGGAACAAGACCAGATGTCCTTGTGGGAGGAACCCCATGTGCAACCTTTAGCATTGCTGGACTTAGAAAAGGGTTTGCAGAAGATAGAGGAAACCTCGCACTTGAGTTTATTAGGCTTATTGATAGAATTAGACCCACTTGGGTCATCTGGGAAAATGTGCCCGGTATCTTGTCATCTAACGAAGGAAAAGACCTTGGAACCTTTCTCGGAGCATTGGCAGAACTCAGGTATGGGTTCGCCTATAGGGTTCTTGACACTCAATATGTCAGAACAAGTTGCTTTCCAAGAGCCATCCCACAAAGAAGAAGGCGTATCTTCGTTGTCGGACATATTAGAGACTGGAAATGTCCAGCAAAGGTATTATTTGACCAAGAACCAATGCAAGAAAATCCTTATCCGAGCAGAACAAAGAGACAAAGAGTTGCCAAAGAATTTACAAATCGCATTAGAAGAAGAGGTGACTACATAGAGGATGATGTATCATCGACTATCTGTGCTAGAGATTATAAGTCTGCTACTGACTTAGTGGTAGTTAGAGATAACCATACTAAAAGTAATGGTAAACCTTGGAGTGAAGAAGATGTATCTTTTACCTTGACTACTGGAGATATACCAGCAGTTACTGTATTAGAAACCTCGACTCCAGATAAAACTGCTAGAGTATATAAAGATGAGGTGTCCCCAACTTTGACTGCTATGACTGGTGGTAATAGACAACCAATAGTTTTTGGTAATCGAGTGAAGAAAATTAGAAGGTTGACTCCTATTGAATGTGAAA